TCATTAAGTAGCGATTTAAAATGCCCGGTATGCGCAGAAGCAGTAGGGTATTCTTTAATAATTAACTTACCCTGAAACTTATCGTTAACCTTCTTAATTCGGCTTTCAAACATATCCTTCGATAGATTTGCTAACTGATCAATCTCCACATTCAAGAGGTTAGAGTCAATACGCTCAGCAATTCTCTCCTCAGCCATCTCCATAGTAATATAGAGAACGTTTCTACCTTGTGCTAGACATGCCGCAGCCATATGACACATAAAAAGAGACTTACCCACCCCAGTGCCAGCCAGGCAAATATTAAGCGTCTTATTAGGTATGCCTCCATTTGTAATTTTGTTGAAATACGAAAGATCAAATGGAATCCTAGACTCGATACGATGATAAAAATCATAGCGATCAGAAGAATCATCGAAGTAGTCGTGACCCACGGAAGAATCGAAGCAAACACCTAGCGCCTCCTGTAGTAAAGATGGTATGCCGTCTTTTGCAACGTTCTTATCTCTACCCTCAAGCACACCAATGGATTGGAGGATAGCATTATAGACGGCTTTATCCTTACAAAACTTTTCAGTCTCATCAGTAAGCCATTCTGTATTAGGTTCTTCATACTCTTTCAATTGCTGTAAGAGTATATTATTTTCTTTAAATTGACTCTCGGGTAAGCTTGCATTAAGTAAAGCAATACCTAGAGCCTCAACCGTTGGCGTCTTATTATACTTTGTAATGAAGTCACTAATAGTATGATAGACGTTTCTCTCGCTCTCGTCTGTAAAGTAGGCTTCTTTTAAAAAAGGAAGCACCTTTCGCATATACGCATCATTGTGAACTAGGTTCCGTAGTATCGTTATTTCGAGTCTGTTCATAATTATCAATTGCTTCTCTTAGTACGTCATTGAGGATAAGTTCTAGTGTAGCTTTAAACATATCACTTTGCAAGGCTTCTTCGGTAATATCTTCAGGTCGATGTACCGTATGGTAATCTAATTTTAAATTACCGTCTTTTGTTTCTTCATCAAACTCAACGCTCTCAATTTGAATACTAACACCGGAGAATTCTCCATCAATAATCTCAATACCCCAATCTTTCTCTCCCACAAACCATGGGCGAAATAAATCATTTCTCAGCATCTGCATACTCCTCGTCTATTTCAAGATCACTAATAATTGCACCATTCGAAACTTGATATGTCTCTTTAACCCAGTCATGGAAAGACTTAGTAGTAAGAATAGGCATCCAGAATTCCTTTGTATCAGTATCTTTGATACGGAATTTTTTATCTTCGATCTCCCCGCTCTCTTTATCTACTCGCGAATACCAACCATTGCTTGGCTTAACAACATGACCAGATTCAAGAGCCATATCTAGTAGACCAGACCAACGACTAATACCACCATCATGCTTTACAGTAACAGGGATCTTAGACTTCTCTCTTACATAACGAGACTTCTCAACGTTAATAATAAAGTTATAACCTACAACCTCTGTACCTTCTTTTTCTTGCTGACGGCCAAGAATAAAGATATTATCGGCAGAGTAATACGAGCCCGTACCACCACCTACAACATCTTTCGAATACAATTCCATCGTCTTATACGTATGATTAACTACAATCATAGGAATATCTTTTAACGACAAATGAGGCGTTACCATTCGGAACAGCGACTTAATCTGCTTAGCACGAGACATATCCGCAACAGACTTGCCTTCTAAAGCATCTTCAACTTCTTTCTTAGAAGCAAGATTACCAATCGAGTCAACAATAATGATCAGGTGATCGCTACGCTCAACACCTTCTAACTGGGTCATAATATCGAACTTAAGCTGCTCAATATTAGTCAACGGAGTATGAATGACCCTCTTAGAATCGATACCGAACGAATCAAAGTACGACTGCGGAGTACCGAACTCAGAATCATAAAATAACAAACACGAATCAGGATACTTATCGAGATAAGACTTCGCCATCAATAACGAAAATGCAGTCTTAAAATGCTTCGAAGGACCAGCCCACATAGTAAGTCCAGGCGTTAAACCGCCGTCAAGCTTACCCGATAACGCAATATTAATTGCAGGAATCGAAGTAGGTATCATATCCTTCTTCTGGAAGAAAACAGAATCTGCTAGAATAGCGGAATCTTTAATCGTAGAATTTTTCTTAATCTTATCAAGTATTGACATATTTACCCCTCAATATTAAATTATAATGTATTAACATAATCTATGCAACACTTACGGGCACCATGGTTGTTTTGCATCACCGTAATATTCTCTTGCAAGCCCATTTTGGATAAGCATCATTCGTAAACTATTACCATCAAGAATAATGTCACCTAAGATACGACCACCAAATTTATCCCAATCCATAATTACGACTTGTCTCTTTTGAGCCGTTGCAACCGCATTCTTAGTAAACTCTGATGCTGCTTTACCTCGAGCGTCTTCTGAAGGGCACTGGGCTCTAAAGCCTTTCTCCGGTGTATCAACACCAAAGATACGTACTGCTAATTCCTTCTTAAGAGGAGCCGGAAGAAATGGTGCCGTAATTACAACTGTATCCCCGTCTGTAACTCTTAGAATGGTTGCGTCATACAATACACCAGGTTTTTGTTTTTGCGCTAATACGGGAGTGCAAAGTAATGCAATGGTAATAATACCGATAAGTTTTTTCATGAAAATAATCCTTCTAAAGTTGCTTGTTCTCTTACTTGCCACCCAATGCAGCTTAACAGAGAGTTTAATGGGTCGAGAAACGATTTCTCGAACATCATGTCATAATCAATATACTCACGCAAATTAAACTCTTCAGGTACTTCACCTGCGAATGTAATTACATGGGTACCCAACGGGTTCGGTTCCCGCAAGTATAGGAATTTGATCTTATCACCTTCCTGAATTAGCTGATACTTCTTTTCTAAATTATTATTTTCGATCAGATGATTATATATGAGTGCACCTCTTACGTGAATAGGTGTACCCTTTCGAAAGATAGAATTCGAATCGCTATATTCTTTTAACCCATTAATACCGCGAGGAAAGGCAATATCTTCCGGAGCAAGTTTATTCCATTTCGTTTCAAGATCAGCCACGAATGCTCTTAGCGTAGCCTCGTCCTTCGTCAACGCCATACTAACAGCTTCTTTTAGAGCCTTACGTACCGGTGCTGGAGTAGATGAGCGTACAATCTCCATACCCAGTACTTTTAGCTTTGGAGGGTCGTAAGTTACACCTTCGGAGTTATGTACGTTAACTGCATACCGCTTCTTAGCAATCCAGATGCCTCGATCGGCAATAATCTCTCGTTTGAACTTTATCTTATGCTGATAGGTATTAAGATATTCAGAGAGAGCTTCACACGCTTCATTAATAGTTGGTTCTATTCTTTGATTACAGTATTTGTCAAGGACGTCGACAATTTCGCTCGGCGACTTATCAGCCATATTCTTACTGACAAGATCGCCCAGGGTAATGTAGGTAGAATCAGTATCAGCGTAGAAAGAATAATCAATTCCATTTGTTTTACACTCCGAGTTAACAAACTCATTAAGTTTTTTAGAGACCGATCTAATCAACAGCTGACCAGTCATTGTAATACCCTCAGCAATTCGAATATCGTAATACCTAAAGTGTACGTTACCCATTGCACCGTAAAGCGAGTTCATTAAAATCTTAGCTGCCATCTGCTTGGAGTTAAGACTCGAAATCAACCCGAGGTATTTTTTATCTTTCGTTTCCTCGTACATGCTCTGGGCTGCCAACATTTCCTTCTTAGCAATCTGCCGCGAAGTAAAATAGAAGTCAATCAGCTCAGGAAAGATACCTGTCTTATTTCGTAAAAAACATTGACCGTTAGCAGTCATTGACCAATCGTGATCATGAGCTTCAGCCGTACTAACATCACGATCAATAAGACGCTGGATACTTCTCTCATCATCAGCTAAGAACTTCTTACCATCGACTAACGTCTCAGGAGACATATTCCAAGACATAATAATAGAAGGGTACAGAGAAGTAGCATCGAAAGATACAACCCAGTCGTATTGCTTGGGCTTAGGTTCTTTAACATACGCACCCATGATCTGGCGATCCATGGAAGGATCAATACTAGGTGGGTTATGTACAATAATATTTTGCTTAAGAAGCTTATTATAGAGAATACAGTCCCAAGTTCTTACCGATGAAAAGATATCGGTATAGTTACACTTCGCATCGTACGCCATCGTAAGAATGAGCGTAATGATTCGCATCTTATCTTCCATGCGGTCGACCAACTCTACGTCGCGAATATTATAGTCAACGAATAGATCCCAGTCTTTTGTATAGAACTCTTTAAAGGTTAAGTGTGGGTTCTTTAACTTTGCCTCACCAAGCTCTTCCATGGCAACGGTTTCGAGTTTATAATTCTCAACCATCTTATACGAAAACTTTTTATACAAGTCCATAAAGTCGAGAATAGAAATACCTTGCCAGTTATATGCCAGTTGAGTACGACCCCTTGCATACGGTACTTCATTGGTCGTAATAGTACCCCATGGTGAGCATTCATCTAACGCTTTCTCACCAAGTACTTTAATAATGCGAGCAGATAGATACGCGATATCGAACAGCTGGCAATTCCAACCAGTTACAACATCGGGATAATCACTTGAATGAAATTCTATGAACTTACGCAGTAAGTCAAACTCATCATTACACTTAACATATTCAGAATTAGACTTCTTACTCTTATACTCACCACAACCAAAAGTAGTTAGTTGCTTAGTATTAAAGTCCTGAACGGTAATTAGAGTAATCTGCTCCTGTGCATTACGCACGTCAGGAAACCCGTATTCAGTCGTCGTCTCGATATCGATCGTGACAATCTTTATCAACGAAATATCGAATTCAATAGTATCGGGGAATAATTTACTAATGAACTGATAACCGTAATTATGATTACCAAAGATAGGGAAGTTACTTACATCTTTGTAAGTCTTAACAAATTCTCTTGCTTCCGAGATAGATGAAAACTTAACCTTCTCAAGCCCTTCACCCCATAGGGACTTATACTTAGTATCCCCACCTGCTCTTACGAAATAGGTAGGTTGGAATGGTATCTTTTGGTTGACGCGCTTACCGTCTTTAAACCCGCGAAAGTAAACATAGTTACCCCGCGTATAGATATTAGTATAGAATAGCATCTGAGAGTTCATAAATAATACAGTAGTATATATGACTTTATCTGAACATGCAACGTGTTCGTGACCATTACATTAAAACAACAACTAATGGAGATAAAGATGGCTGAAGACCAAAAAGAAGGCGCAAAAGGCGCATTTATAGAAAAACTATTGTTTGCATTGTTACCGTTACTAATTGGTAGTACCGGTTACCTAATACAAGCGCTAGGTTCTATACAGCACGATGTAACAATTTTAAATCAAAAAGTAAGCTTAGTTGTTACAACTGATAATAAGCAGGCTAGTAACAGCGGTGCAGAATTAGCCTGTGAAAAACTACGTCAGGATCTCGAAAAAGAAATCCAAAAGAACCGTGACGCAATCATGGAGAACCGTCAACACATTGCTATCCTTGAAGATAGAGCAGGTTTTGGTACAAAGAAAATTGGCGCAATGAAAGAGTAAGATGGTAGAAGTAAAAACTCTCTCCCGTTCAGAGCGTGAAGCACAAATTAAGGATAAAGCGGGTTGGAC